CCCAAATTTCACCTTTAGGGTGTGTTTTATAACTAACTTCAAAATCTTTGGTTTTGTAAGCTGTAGGTTCAAAATCACCTACAAACCAACCACCAATCATATCTTTGCCTTTTAAAATATCCATTATACTCTAGATTTATAAAATGTTTTACTTGGATCTTGTTCCTGTTTATTATATGCTATAGAAGGAATATAAATATCACCTTCAGTAGGGTTATCTCTACCTATATTACCTCCATCACGTAATAAAATTCTATCTCCGTAATACCTAACTTGAATATCAAATTGACCTAAATGATGTCTTAATACATTTTCTGGAGTGTACATGTAAACTCCTTCTTTAAGATATCGAGTGATATAAGTGTAAATACTACTGTACTTATCCATTATATCAGAGTTAGCATATGCTATAAAATCATGGGGACCATAACAATTCAACCAATTGTGAATCCAAACTGTACCATGAGGTATATTTAGGAATTCATTTATTTTAGGTGTAAACCAATCACTTAAAATTAAATCTGTTCTTAACCTTACTACAACATCATATTGTTCTGGGTTTAATTTGGTGAGCATATTAGCTCTCCAAATTTTATACCACATAGCAAAATGATTTCCATTAGTTGTAGCTTCTTGTCCTGTTTGAAATAAATCTATAGGGGCTTGAACTTCAGTTTTAATTATATCCCAAGTTGATCTTTTCCAAGCATCCCAACTTTCAATTTCAAGTTGTTTAGGATTAAAATTATTTTTAAAGTTTTCAATTGTATCTCCTTCCTTAGGATCTTCTATATCCCAAAAGCTAGCATAAACATCAGCACCAAATTCTTCAATTTTTCTTTGAAAAATTTCTGTGGTTTTATTTAACTCTTTTATAATTCCAGAAAATACAAAAGCTACTTTCATTTAAAATTTTCGAGATAATAAGTTAACTCTTCAGGAGTACCCAAGCCCCACATAGCGTCTTTTTCTATCATATAACACGCGATATGTTTGTTATCTTGTATGGCTTCGTTATATACGGGGCAGACATAAAATTCGTTATTAACACGAATATCTTTTTCGATCATTTGTTCAGCATACTTTACAAAGTCGGAACCACGTTTCCAATAATACATTCCTACGGTAGCATTATCTGAAATTGGGTTTTTTTCTGCTACTTCGGTTACTCTGTTATGTTCGTCTATTTTAGCAAATGACCATTTTGGGTGAGTTCCTTTAAAACACAAAATTCCACCATCAACGTCTGTTTCATTCATTTTGTAGAAGAACTCATTTGAATCCCAAATAATATGTTGATCTGAATTAGCGAACAATAATGGAGCATCTTTGTCAATGTATTCTTTAGCTAAAAGTGCTGTACAAGCTGCTCCTTCAGTAATACCCTCTGTTTCTACGATTTTACAACCTGGGGTAAGTAAGCTTAATAAGGTATCTAAATTGTATTTTTCTCTATGTTCTTTTTGAACTACGTAAATGAAATTAGCTTTAATATTAAGCATTTCAATTACTACTTGAATCATAGGTTTACCTTTAACATCAATCAAAGGTTTAGGAAATGTATAACCTGCTTGAGCAAATCTAGAACCTGCTCCAGCCATTGGGATAATTACATTTAATTTATTATCTCTCCATGCTGGTGATCTCATAGTATATCCTTTTTCTATTTCTACTAGTTTATTAAAAATATTTGTATAAGTAACTTCTTTTGGATTTTTTACTCTTAGAATATGTGACTTACTTCTTGAGGCAGCAAGTAACCCATAAGGAGAATCTTCTACAATTAAAGTTTCTTCAGGTAAACAACTCATCATTGAAATTGCTTTCCAATACATTTCAGGATGTGGTTTAGAATTTTTAACATCTTCATTTGAGATGATTAAATCCATAAATTCCATAATACCTAATTTTGAAAGAACAGTTAAAACTGTCTTTCTAATTGAGTTAGAACAAACTGCTAATTTATAACCATCTTCAGATAAAGCAGACATTACTGATTGTAATGTTTGGTTTGGAGATAAAGCACGGAGTTCTTCTAATGTATATTTTTGTTTTAGATCCCAAACTTGAGAATGAGATTCAATAGGTAATCCTTTATCTTTAGTTAACATTTCAAGTTTTTGATTGGTTTTTAAACCATCATATTTACTCAAATGTTCTTTCCAACTAATAGAATATTCTTTCCCTAATGCTTTATTTAGAGCTTCAAAATGAAGATTTTTAGCTTCAACTAAAACCCCATCTAAATCAAAAATAATTAATTTTACTTTTTCCATAACCCGCGCTCTACTAATTGAGCGATAATACCATAATTAACAATATCTTGATAAGTATCAGTTAGGGGTTCATTATTGATTCTTTTATTATTAATCAATAAATTTTTCCATCTGCTAATTTTATCACTTATACGGTACCAGAGGCCTGTAAGAGCGAAAGCCCTTTCTTCTTCAGTAGCAAGTAAAGTACCAGCGCTGATGTTAGACATACCGTAATCAAGATGTTTTTTACTAAATAACTCCAACTGCTCCTCCACGATAGCCATATAGCCAGAGTAAATGTGAGGATATTCGTTTTTAAGGATTTGGGTAGCTGTTCTACCATAAGGTGTTGGATCTTCTTCTTTAACTCTATTTTCTACAGACGCTGGGTGGATTTCCCATCTATCCCCAAATGGGTCAGAACTGTTTCCTATTAAATTTGACATTTAAATAACTTCTTTTTTAATCATATACTTTTCAATAGCCTCTAAACGATCATCAGCATCAGCTAACATAGCAAGTGCTTCTTCAGCGTTTTTATAAAAATCCTCTGTTGAGTGATCTCCAATACCTGCTGGATTGTTTTCTAGAATATTTAGAGTTAATAAGGCTTTGGCTTTATCTGCTTCCGCAGTTTTACGTAACATTTCAGTTAGATAACTCATAACAATGCTTTTTTAATAAGTTTTTCGGTTTCATTTTCTTCTACTCCCATTTTCCAAAGGATGCCTCGCACACCATGTTCTTGCAAAATATCAATATATTCATCAGCTTCACCTAAACTACATTCTAAGTACTCGGCTATGTATTCTGCTAATTCTTGATAATTTCTTTTGTTTTCGTTTTTAATGTACTTAAGGTAAACCTTTTTCTTTGGAATCATTTCTCGGTAGATGGAATAAATTTGTTTCTTATTATTTGGATTAATTTTTTGAATATAATTTACAATGTCAATGTAATTCATATCCATAGATACATATCTATGTATCATGTAAGAATTAAATTTATCCCATGATTCTTCCGAAATTTCTTCAGAAGGAGTTTTATGAGTGGTTATCTCATTCAACCACTCGAAGATTGTTTTTACCTGCTTCATCTCTTAATTCTTTTGGAAGTGTGTCTTGCAAAATCTCTCCACTAGCAGGATCGTAAAATACGGGGATAGGCATATAAGCATCTTCAGAAGTCCCAGTTACAAATTTAGAAATTTTTCTAATGATAAAACCTTGTTGCCATACTTTACCATTTTTGTGCTCTACCGACGCTGTGTTTTTCAGGTCGATGTTCATGTTCATTTGATCCATGTCTATTTGTTTTGTTTATAATCTAAGTAAAATCCAATCGCTACTAAAATATTCATACCTACACTAGCGATTATTTCATGTAGGTCTTTATATACATTTACACTTAAATGGACGTGTCCAATCATCCAAAAAGGTATAGCAAGATTTTGACTAATCCAAATTACAAGAAATTTAAGGAATGATTTCATTTTTTAGTAATAATTGGGTGGTGGTAACTTTTATTAGTAGATGACCAATAATCTAAACCTTCAGGAATATCAGTTTCTATAATTTTATGAACAAAATCAATATTACAATGTTGTTCTAAGATTTCCGAATGGTGTTCTTTAATATAAAAGCCTGGTTCTCCGTCTTTATATCTTTGGGATTGGGCTGGGTTATTAAAAAATGAGAATATGCCGTCTTCTTTTAATAGGTTATGAACATTTCTATCAAAGTTATCTTGGTGATCATCCCATGTATCAAAATAAATGCCATCAAATTTAGGTAAATGGTAAATTACTTCTTGCCAGGGTTTAAAAATACACCTAACGTGAGGTTTTTGTAACCACCCATCAGCAATCATTTTTTTCTGTACTTCAGGGTGGGCTTCAATAATCCAGTGAGTTCTAGGTCTATGCTCTTCAATATAAGAATCAATAATACCCATCCCAAAACCTACATTAAGAATATCACCTCCATTTTGACAAATAAGTTCAGCAGCATCACGCATGATCTCTCTTTCCCATTCCATCATAATGTCTGCTCCTTCAAATTCAGTGTCTAAAATAACATCAGACTGAATTTTGATATCTCGACTAAAATATTTTAGTTGAAATTCTGGTATTGGTGCTGCTGAGTACATTATTTCAATTCTATTAGTTTTGCAATAAGTGCCATAGCGTTTATTTCCTTATCAATGCGGAAATTAGCTTGGTACGAATATTCATTAACGTATACTGCCACCATTCCTTCGGACCCAGAAGCATAGATAGAAGCGTTATCATAAAGGTAACGATATAATTCTTCAAAATCTTGGACATTTGCATTTGCAATAACTTGTCTAATATTATTAAAATTGGGTTTCTTTTGAGTAAGTTCTTTTAGAACTTGAGTCATGTAGTTAGATGATACAAGTACTGATTTGTCAATTTTAAGCCATTTATCATCTTCACCTTTTACTTTATCATGAACAATTGATAATTGAATTGTATTTAGACATTTACGAACGTCTGGGTAAAATTGGTTTACAATGGTTTTTAGGTCATCACGTTCAAATGAAACACCTTCTTTCTCCATAACCCAAGCAATGTGGGCAGCTACTTCAGCTTTAGATGGAGGTATAATCTTCAGGACTTGGCAACGCGATTGTAAAGGGTCAATAATACGTTCTACGTAGTTACACGTTAAAATAAAACGTGTAGTACGTGAGAACGTTTCAATGACATTACGGAGAGAAGCCTGCGCCTGGATAGTGAGGAAATCTGCTTCGTCTAAAATAACTACTTTAAGAGGTTTGAACGAAGCTGTTGAAGCAAATCCTGACACTTTATCCCTAATTGTTTCAATTCCTCTTTCGTCTGAGGCATTGATGTAAAGATAATCACAATTAAGGTTGTTAGTAATGAGCTTAGCAAGAGTAGTTTTACCTGTTCCAGCGGGTCCATAGAATATTAAATTTTGGATATCATTCTGCTCTAAATATTGAGCGATAGTCCTTTTAATATTCTCGTTACCAATGTACTCGTCTAGAGTTTTAGAACGATATTTTTCTACTAAAAGTGTATGATCTTTATTCGCGGTCACCATATAAACTATAACTTTTTAGAGGTTCAGGTTTAATCTCTACCTCTTTACTTCGTATAACATACAACTTACTATCTAAAGGAGCAAGCCTAAATTCTACAGATTCATTATTTTTATCAAACCAGGCTTGCATCGCATCTGTGATTGATTTGTGTACTACTGAATCACCAACAAGAGTCCACCTGTCACCAGGTGGTACTCTCGTTGCGATTAGTTCTAGATGTTCTTTGACTTCTGTCTTCATTACATCATTCCACCCATCATGCTCATAGGATCAATCTGGGGAGACTTGTTTTCTTCAGGTTTATCTACAACAACACACTCTGTTAATAGAATAGTACCCGCTACTGAAGCTGCGTTTTCAAGTGCAGTTCGAGTTACTTTAGCTGGGTCAATAATACCTGCTTCTTTCATATCGATGATCATTCCTGTCTTAACATCATGACCCTCCCAATTAGTTTCATTGGTGTAATAATTCATAGCAAGCATTTGAGCTTTAGTTTTGTCGTAACCAGCATTTACAAGAATCTGTTCAAATGGTTTACCACAAGCTTGGTATACAATTTGGGGACCAATTTCATCTTGATTCTCAATACCTTCACGAGCATAAAGCAAAGCTGCACCTCCACCAGGTACAATACCTTCTTCAATAGCAGCTTTAGTTGCTTGGAGTGCGTCATCTACACGGTCTTTCTTTTCTTTCATTTCAGATTCCGTGAAACCGCCAACGTGGATTATTCCCACTCCTCCGACGAACTTCGCGAGCCTTTCTTGGAGCTTTTCAACTTCGAACGGCGTTGTTGCTTGTTCGATTTGTTGTTGAAGTGCTTCAATACGTGCTTCAATTCGTCCTGTTTCTCCTTTTCCATCTACAATTGTAGTATTTTCTTTAGTTACAGTAATTGTTCGTGCTTCACCAAACCAGTCCCAAGAGAACTTATCTAGCTTCATACCTTTTTCTTTGCTAAATACTTCCCCACCAGTTAGTGTAGCGATATCATCTAAAATAAGCTTGCGACGATCTCCAAAGTCAGGAGCTTTAACGGCACAAACTGCGAGTGTACCTCGCATCTTATTTACAATAAGAGTTGCGAGTGCTTCGTTATCAATGTCTTCTGCAATGATAAGAAGAGAGCGACCTGTTCCAGAAACGGCTTCTAAAATAGGCAACATTTCTTTTACAGTTGTAAAACGCTGGTCAGCAATTAAAATGTATGGTTTATCCAATACTGCTGACATTGTAGCGTTGTTTGTTACAAAATAAGGTGATTTAAAACCACGGCTAAATTGAAGACCTTCTACAGTTTCAAGATAAGTATCACCTGATTTAGATTCTTCAATTGTTACTACACCTTCACGACCTACTTTTTTCATTGCGGTAGCAATCAATTTACCTACTTCAGGGTCGTTATTAGCTGAGATAGTAGCAATTTGTTCAAGTTGGTCTTCGCTTGAAATATCTTCAGCATTTGAACGAAGGAGATGAGTTACTTGTTGAACTGCTTTATCAATGCCACGCTTAATTTCAACAGCGTTAGCACCATTATTAAGATGAGAAAGACCTGCTTTTACCATCTCACGAGCCAACAACGTAGAAGTTGTAGTACCATCACCTGCTGAATTGGCAGTTTGGATAGCAGCTTGTTTAACCATTGATACTCCTACTTCTTCTATATTGTTGCTCAATGAAATAGACTTAGCAACAGTAACACCATCTTTGGTGCTTTGAGGATAACCATTGTTGTTAGAAATAACAACATTTCGCCCATTAGGACCGAGCGTTGCAACTACTGCATCCGCCAATTTATCAATACCGGCAACGAGTTGTTTACGTGCTTCGGGACCAAATTCAATAACTTTACTCATTACTTATTAATTTTTGCTAAAACTTCATTTTCTTTACCAATCCAATATTCTTGACCTTCAAATTCAAACTTAGTGAATCCCATTGTAGGCAAAACTACAATATCACCTTGTTGAAGTTGGGTAGGTTGAAAATTACCTCCAGGGATAATATGACCTGGGCCTACAGCTACTACTTCTGCTGTTTTATTGGTTTCATTTCCCAAATCGGGTACAACGATATTACCATATCGAGTTTCTTCCATTTCGACGGGTTTTACAACAACCGCGTTATAAAGTGCTTCAATCATGCTTTTAATAGATTTTTTAATTCTTCGGCTTTAGTTTCAAAACTTTCTACAAATTTACGAATAGAATCATAATTACGAGACTTAGCATCATCGCGAGCGATAGCCTCGATACAACCACTTAAAGTAGTATAATGACCTAATGTGTTTTGGTATTCTTTTCCTGCGTCAGAAAAAGTAGATTTTTGGGCGATGTAACAATAATCGTCCAACTGGATGTAATAAGGTTCCATAGATGGGTCCTTGATAAATCGTAGATTTGATTTTGATGGTTTTGCCATAACTGTTTTTATTTATAATAACTTGAATATACGAAAGAGACCCTAGGGATCAAAATTATAACTTACTTAATTTTAATAGATTTTGGTTTTGCTTCTTCAGCAAATGGGATTCTAATTCCTAACAATCCGTTTTCCATCATTGCTTCAGTTTTAGATAGATCAAACTTAGAAGCAATTTTATAACCTAAACTAAAGGAACGTCTTGCAATTCCTCTATGAATATAGTTGCAATTATTTACATCACAACATTTTTCATCTGCATTCTTGTCATATCTAATAACAAGAAGATCCCCTTCAATTTTAAGTTCGACGTCTTCTTTAGAAAGACCAGTACAGGCTACATCAAAATGTAGTCCATGTTCGTTTTCAAAAATATCTACTGGGTGGGAAAATTTAGCTGTTGTAGCTGGTTGGAAATCTAATTCAGACTTAAAAAAGTCTTTAAATAATAGATCAAATGGCGAGAAATAATTCTCATTAAATAGTGTACTCATATCACATTAAATTTATGCTGTCCAAAGATCAGCGGTTAATAAAAAAACTTACGTGCCCTAGGGTCTTTCGTATTCGGGTATACATATTAAATGTCTGCCTTTCTTATAAGGTAATAAACACTTTCCCAATTATCACCTTGAAATAACAATTTCATCAATCCTTGAGTATTAACATTAAATGTAGCTGAACTAGCATCTTTGTTATTGTTTAGGATAGTTTTAACCATTGCTGAATTAAACGGGATTTTAGTTCCATATGGAACACCAGTTAAATTAGCATCTGGGAATTGATAATCAATTTTGTTAGTGTGGTTTGTATTATCTCCAAAAGTAAGAACTAAACAATCTTCACCATCTAAATCTCTATCAATTTTAACAATCATATTATCACTCTCAAGTGCGTTGTGTGCTTTAATAATTGCGCTAATTTCTTCTTCTCCTAATACACCTG